GTTTTGACTTCAAGTCGAGTGAGTTTAGGCCACGAACTGCAACTACTTAACAGTAGGCAGAGCAGAGTCAGACTCAAAACTCTCAAATAGCCGCTTCGTTCCACGATTTATCTTCTTTTCCACCAGATTCGGCTTCTGCTGACTCAATCGTGTCAAATTATGCTTTCGCAACTTGCCAATGAGCTTGTTTTTATAGTCGTGCGCCTTCTGCAACTGCAAGGAAAGGTCCTTGTTGAGCCTGCGGTACTTTCCCGCATCCTCTTTAAGCGTCTCAATCGTCTGGTCCTGGACCTTCTTCGCCGTCTCCAGCTTGGCAGAGTTCTCCGTCAGGATCTGAATGCGGGCCTGGGTGTCCTTATAGTAGTAAAACCCACCGTAAACGACACCGCCAACCAACCCTATGACGATGATCGCCAGATAGAGCTTGATCATCACCTCAGATGACGCCCTTCTCCTTCAGAAAGAAACCCAACCCGCCAATGGCGATGCCGACAAGCGTGACGATGGGCTGACTGATCAAAACACCAATACCAACGACGCCCGCTGCCGCCGCCGCCCAACTGGACGGCTCTTTAACCCTGGAAGTAATCCACTCCATAACCACTCTCCTCAACAGATTTTGAACGAACCGCCGCGCTCGGCTTCACCCATCCCGCGACTTTTTCCAGAGGTGGTCGTACCCTTGGATGCGTCCGGTGTCGATTCCTCTTTTGGCGCGTTATAAGGCACAAAGCCCTGATCCTTGATGACGGAGCCTTTGCGAATTACCCCTACAGAAGCACTTCCTTTCTCGGCCATGATGACCTCCTAACCTTGTTGTTGCTGATTCTGCCGCTGCTTCATCACTTCGCGCTCGCGAGCGGCGTCTATGCGAGCGGCGGCAATATCCTCTGCGGATTGAATCCTGTTTTCACCTAGCTGCGCAGTCTGAGAAGCCTTTTGCCTGTCGAGGTCTAAACGAGCCTGATCTATCTGGTTTTCCGCCGCATCCCGTTGCGCCCTGATCTGCAAGTCCTGCTCCTTGAGCGCGATGAGAGGATCTGGCTCTTCGCCGCCCCCGGAAATCTGCTTGGAAAGATCTTTGACCTCCTGCATACCCTTGGCAATCAGATCCGCGACCATGCTTTCGATCTCCAAAGTCTGCTGCTCGGTTGGAGCCTGTCCCTGTAGCTGCTGCATCATTTGCGCCGCAACCTGCTCCTTGGCCTTCACGGAAACGTGCTCCATGATGTGCTTTTGAAGCTCCACGGCAATCAAAGGCATCTGTTGAACAGTTCCCGCTGACCCAAAAACAAGATGCGCCATAATATGCGCGTCGTGGTTTTGACCCTGGAACACGGCCATGGGAAGGTTTTCCAAAGCTTCCGAGTTCTCGATGGCCGGATCCTTGGGCTCTGGCTCTCCCTCCTCTTGAGGCTTCAAAATGGCGTCTACGTCCTTGATCCCGATGGCCTTGTACATGCGCCGAAAGGCTTCGTACAGGTTATGAAGATCCGGAGCCGACTGGGCCAGTTGCAACTCCGTCTGGGCCAATGTAACGCGTTGCACCATCGAGAAGATGTTGGGATCGGCCACGGGAAGAACGTCCACGCGGTCGTCAAAGTCCTGCGCCTTCACGGTACGCTCGGCACCAACCACGTTATACGGATATTCAGGAGGAAGGGACTGCCCGAAAACAGCGGCCAAAAGGAAGAATTCCTCCTTCTGCGCGTAAAACAGCCGCTTGTGAATGGCGGACATGATCTTCGCGCCCTGCTCCAATAGCGCGATGGTCGTCCCGACAGGCGCTTCCTGGTTGCCGTCGCCAACCTGGAGATTGGAAACCGCTGCAAACCTCTGGCCCGCTTCAACACAGAAACCCATCAACTGGAACAGCGTCTGGTCGGCCCCCTTGTACGGAAGCAGCATCAATGAATCACGGATTACCCCTCCGGGTGCATCGACATCACGAAACTCGCCCGGTGACAACGGATCGTCGTCGTTCCGGATGCGAAGGCCCCGCGCCTTGAACCCGGCAGGCAGATTGGACAGCGTTCCTGCGTCGATAAGCTGTCTCAAAGCCGCCGTCGCCGTGCGGCTGAGACCACCGATCATGTGGATCAGACCAAGGCCATAGAACCCGAAACCCGGCAGGAACTTGAAATGCACGAAATACTGGGTCTTCTTGCGTCCCTCGTCGTCCGGACTGTAGTTCCGACGAATGCCCAGAAGCTTGCCATTGGTCTCGGAGACGGTGACGATGTACGGGAGCTTGATACCTGTCGGCTCGCCAGTGTCGTCAAGATCTTCATATCCCTCGATATCCAGATCCACATGACATTCCAGCAGCGTGATGTCGGTATCCAGATAGGATGGCTCGACACCGCTGATCTCGTCCATCTCCTCCCTGACTTCCGAAGGATCAGACTGTGTTGCCGACACCTCAACGTCGCTGTAGAAACCGGCTAACTGCTTCTTGCGAAGCTCGTTCTCCGATATCTGTATGACGTGCGTTACGTTTTCCGCCGTTTCCAGATCCGATGCCGTATATGGAACGAGAAGATGTTCCGCCGGTACGAACCGGCTGACGGCGCGACCCAGGAATTCATCGTAGTAAATCTTCTTGAAGGTCGAGCCAGACAGCGGCAGATAGAAGAGCATCTGATCGAATTCCGGCGTGTACTCTTTCATCACGCAGGTGATCTGATAGTTCATAAAGTGCCTGACGCGCTCCGCCTGATCCTGAACTTCAGGCGTTACCTTTCCAAGTATCTCCGTCCGGACGGGCCCTCCCGCCGGAAGCAGCTCTCCAAAAGCCTGTGCCTGAAACTGCGTCACCGCCTCGGCCAGAAGCGGATGCGTCACACCCGTCGCGCCACGAAACGGCTCCGTCCGGTCCTCGTATTTGAATCCGAGAAGCTCAAGACCCGTCCGGTAGGCGTCTTCCCACTCCCTGCGCCCACTCTTGTTGGCCTCGTATTGCTCCAGCAATTCGGAAGCTATGCTGCTGGAAACGCGGTCATCCAACATCTCGGCCAGATTGTCGTAGAAGTCGCCCGTCTCGGGACCCGCCATGCGGGGATCGAAATCAACGACAACGCCACCATCATCCTCAAGTTCTATATTTACATCAGGGGTCTCGATGACCGTCTCATCGGCAACGTCAACCTCGACCTCCGGGCCTTCCTCAAGCTCGACAAGAGGAATGGCGTCCCTGCGCTCGACAAGGGAGCTTGTTCCAAAGTTGCTGCGAGGAAGAGGAGGTCGGGCCATCTTATCTGCGCCTTAGTGACATGATGCCGCCGTTCCGCATACCACGGCCCACGTAGCCGCCGCCAGCGACCTCTATATCATGGGGATTGAAAAACGGATTTAACTGGCTAGGGTTGAAGTAACCCTTGTAACGAGGGTCTGACATCCAGGGAGGCTTAAATCGTGGAATATTCCCTTCCATTTCGGGTGCCACAGACCCCGTAGGCCCTCCTCGTTGTTCTTCTAGACGGCCAGCACCAATTCCCCAAAGGTCATCGGCTCGACTAGGATATCCCTGTTCCGGCCAAGTCTCAGGGCCAAACCTGTGGCGTGGTTTTGGTGCGAACCGTTCACCAAAACCCGGAGGAACCTCCTCTTCTTCCAATCCAGGTGGAAGAAACTGTTTTTTAAGTCTTTCTATGTCCCTGTCAGAAGGCGGTGGAAGAAACTGTCTCACATCATCACCCAGTCCTGGGCGATACATCTCCTGAGGAATACCAGTGCCGGGTTCCCCTAGAGGCATCAAACTAGGGTCGTATTCTTCCTCTTCTAGATAATCATAAGTAGGCGCATCTGGACTACGCATCCCTTTCTTATCAATTGCCTCTTGTTGCTCATCCTGAGGAGTGCCTTCTTCATATAGGTTCAACAAGCGACGAATAATGCCCGGACCTGCTACTGCCATTCTCTCAAGAGCGGACCTGTTTTCACTGATGTACCGGCGAATCTCCAAGACAGATGCTCCGCTACTTACGAGATCGACGAAAGCGCGCGCCACATTGTCAAGAGGAATTGCGGTATCGGATTCTACGCCGCCACCATTTTGATAGCCAACGGGCCGAAAGCCCATCATGCCGCCACCACGCATACCCAGCGACTGCTTATATTGCTCCGCAGCCGCCATC